TTTATCAAAACTCATCAGACAATTCTCCTTTAACTTCACTTAAACAGCCAGTCTTTAAATCATAATAAAGGTTACAAGCCTTTCCAGTTTCACCTGAAAATCTATTCTTTAATATATTTACTTGAGCAATATTATTATCAGCTTGTAAATTTCTATTCATTCCAATTATTATATCGGATAGTTGAGCAATACTTTGACTACCTCTAAGAGCATTTAATCCTACACTCTTACCATCTTCAAAGCCTTTGTCTCCCTCAGACCTTCTTAAATGACTAACTAATATTAATCCTATACCAGTCTCTTCCACTAATGTTCTTAGTTTAGAAACAGTATAATCAATTAGTTTTCTTTCATCATTAGTATGTTCATCACCAATAGATGATAGAGCCATATGTAAATGGTCTAATATTACAAAGTCTACACCACAAGCCTTAGCTAAATATCTTATTTTTGATAATAGATTATCAGCAAGAGTGCTACCAAAATGATTGTAGAGATAAAATTTCCCGTTACCAACTGTTGCTTTAAAAGTTTTATTGAGTTCCTTCTCATCTGTCCCTTCTCGTGTTAAATGTAAAGGTTTCTTTATAGACACTCCCATAATTCCAAGAGCACTACGTTTAACACTTTCTTCTAGTGCAATATAACCTACGCTAAAATCTTTTTCTAATAAATGTAATGCAACGTGTCTACAAAAAGAACTTTTACCAATTCCTGTACCTGCTGTAACAGTAACTAATTCTCCTTTTCTCAATCCGTGTGTCTTAGTATTTAAACACTCAAAAGGATAAGGAACTGTTACATAAGTATCTTCTTTTTTAATTTCATTCCATAGGTCTGCACCTAAAACTATTCCATCAGGTCTGTATGCTTTACTAGACCATAAACAATCTATTAATTCTCTAGTCTTACCTGCAACTAACATTTCATTAGCATCTTTTAAAGGAAGACTACATATCTTAGCTTTATTAGGTGAGAATAATTTAGCACATTCAATAGCTCCTTGTTTACCTTGTTCATCTTGGTCAAACATTAACACTACTGAATCAAATCCTTCAAGCCACTCTAGCTCTCTTTGAATATCTTTCTTAGCTCCTTGAGCTCCACTCTTTACACTTACTACTGGAAATTTATTTTGGTTGATATGAGAAACGCTAAGGCAATCTATCTCGCCTTCTGTAATTATTATCATCTTACCTTTATCTCTCCAAAGGTGTTGTCCAAATAAACCTGACTGTCTTGCGTCTCCTAACCATTGAAAAGTTTTGTCAGGGTTTCTTAATTTTTGTGCAACTAAATTTTTATCTTTATCATAGTAATTAGCTATCTGAACTGGTCTTCCAAACCAAGCTCCCATTTGATAATTAAATTTTCTTGCAGTATCTAAATCTATTTTTCTTTTAATTAAAGGTACTGCTGTGCCACTAATAAATTCACTACTTGTTTTTTCTTTTGGTTGTGTCAAATCATTTCCTCTTGTTGTTGTGTTACACGAGAAACAATAAGTGTGTCCATCATCATAAACTGAATTAGCGTCTGACGAACCGCAATTATTGCAGGGCGTGTGATATAAAAAGTTGCTTTCCTGTTTTTCCATAAAAATTTTTCTGTTAAATATTTCCCCCTTGAGAGCTTTAGCCTCACAATTCCAATCATTTAAGATTTTCCGTTGAGTATTATATACTCCCTCAAGGGGTACAAACAAACTATCTCAGCAATTCACTTACGTTAAAATGCGGAGATAAGGAGTCAGTCATATCTCTATGACCAACTATCTGAACCTCTTTATAATCTTTTTTTAAATCACGAATTAACTCTAAAAGAGCTTCGTATTGCTTAAAAGTAAAATTACAATCGGGCTTACCATCTATTGTCTGTCCACCGATTAGACAAATACCAATAGAATTTTTATTTGACAATTTAACATTACTATCAACGTGAGCACCTGCGATTTGTATGTCTCTTCCATCTTGCACTTCACCTTTTCTAGTAATAACTTTGTGAAATGCACAAGAGAACAAACCTTCTTTTCTGTGCTGTATGTCAATATCCTTTACGTCAAAATTCTGTGTCGGATTAGTTTCTGAAGAATGAATAACAATATATTTAGTTTCTTTTCTTATATTGCTCATTTATCACTCCATACTTTCTAATAATTTTTTTAAGAGCATTACGACAATGTTGTTCGTCCATAGTATCTACATCAATCCATTCATCTTTTGATTCTGAATAGTATTGCACACTCTCTTGTTTATAAATTACTCTACCTATCATAGCCAATCCTTCGGAACGTGTTTATCGGCATATTCATATCCGTATCTTTCGCACCACATTCCATAAGTTGTTTTTGATTTCTTACTTATCCTAGCTCTTGAATTAGAAAATATAAATCTAATATCTAAATTAGGGTATTGCTCCCTAATCAATTTCATTTTCTGTCTATCTTGAGTAGTAAATAATCCTTTTGTTTCTATAAAAATTTTTTTCTTCGTTAAATGAAAATCAGGCGTATAGGTATGAATCTTTTGAGGCTTAGTATATTTCAACTTAGTCTTTTCAAATTCATACACTACACGATTATCTTTTAGCTCTTTCGCTACAGACTCTTCTAAGCCTGAACGAAATCCGTATCGTATTCCGACTTGTTTAGAAGTCAGCCGAAGTTTCCTGCGATACATTTTCTTCTACTGCTACTGCTTCAGGTTGTTCATAGCCATCTTTAACTTTTTCAAAGCCATAACCTTTAGCATTACTAGAGCCACCTTCAACTAACTTAGTTACTTGAACTGCTCTTAGTCTCATTGACACACCTGCTCCTGCCATAGCTGTGTAATAAGGTATCAATTCTGCTGATACTTTCATTTCACTGCCTGACCAAACATTAGCGTCAATCATAGGTTTCCCTGCACTATCAAATAATGCAACTCTATTAGGTATAACCTTTCCGTCTTTAGCTATAATTTTTGCCTTCGTCTTAAATTTAAAAATGACATTTCCTGATGCTTTACCATCAATCATTTCATCATCATAAGGACGAGGAGCTTCTTTAATAGCTTTTCCTTTAGCCTTCTCTTTAGCAAGAGCAACACTTTTCTTTATCTCAGCATCAATTTGAGCTTTCAATGACTGAGCTTCTTTAGCGTTTATAATAAGATTAGTCTTATAATGACCAGTCTCATCAAAACGAGTATCAGGTGTCGTTAGCCACGCATATTGCGAAACTCCAACTGGTGATACTACCTTGACGTTATTATTCTTCGCCATTTTGTCTCCTCTGTTTTATTGTTCTAAGTACGGGTACTTTAATGCTCTTACGCAAAAAAGAACTTACTTTCCCTCAGTTTATTTATATCTAAATCACCTTTTTGAGGGACTTCAGGTAATTTAGCCTTCAATTTATCAGGTAATTGTTTCTCAACATCTTGCCTGAACTTCTCTAGTATGTCGTGATTAGAAAACATATCAATAAAGGCTTCTCTTATACTTTTATTTAACATTTCTACATCACCCGCAGTTGTACCAAAGCTGTCGTGCACATTACAGAAATTCTTAACTCCGTTTTTATGAGCAAAATTAACAGTCTTAATCATACCTGCGGAATCTACGGAGTGAACTACGTTAGGAGCTACTCCATTTGACATACGCAATTTATCTGTCTTATCAGTCTCAGCATTGATACGGGGTTTTATAACTTCTCCCATAAGCATAGCTTTAACTCTTTTAGACTTCATTTCAGGATAGGATTGATAAACTGGAAATCCTACTGGTGTAACCCAGTGTATAGGTAATTGTTCTTTTGAAACAATCTTAGCTATCTCCTGAAGATACTTCATACCAACTCTAGCTGATTTTAAATTATCCCCTATGCTATCCCAAATGACACTAGCCAAATAAGAAGCGGGTCTAAATAAATCATTAACAAAAGGGTGGTGTTCGCCTTTATCTTGTCTCTTGGTTAAATCTTCTATTACAAAGTCCGTACAAGAGTATCTTGTTGAGCCATAACAAATTGTCATAATACTTCGTTTAGTAGTAGAACGCTTAACTCCATAATCTAACCACTGCTGAGCATAAGGTCTATCTTCTGAAGCGTGTACTTTTAACTTTTCATTAACAGCATTAGCAACTAATTGATAAATGTCTTGAGGTGTATCTGACGGAAGTAAATTAACTAACTTACCCGCAACACTATCTCTTAACATTAAAGAATATAATTGAAGACCATTACAACTCCCATCAACATTAACAGGTAAATGAGATATAAACTTTTCGTTTATTCCTCTAGCTTGGTATCTTCTCCACTCATCACACCACGCTAAGAATTGAAAAGCATTAGAAGCGTCTTCCCATTCTCTATGTCTAAAAGGGTCTTGAGCACAATTAACTATCCACTGTTCATTATCATTAACCCATTTAACTCTATCTTCTAAAGATACTTTATCATTCCCATACATATTAGCTCCGTGTACGGCTAACCAAAACTCTCCTCTATTCTCAGGAGTTATTTCTTTTCCATTAGAAAATAAAAGCAAAGCCTTAGCTCCACCAATACTTTGATAATTTAAAAATGCAGGGACACAATAAGCTCTTCCTCTAAAATCAAATTGTAATGGATAAAATAATGTCGCATAGTCTTTAAACTTTTGAGCTAACCAAATTATTTTAGCATACAATAATCTTTTAGAAAACATACGAGCATTTTCAGTATGAGCTATAACAGCTCTTCTCTTCCAATCTTTTCTTGAATCTTTATTAGTCTCTATGTCGTGAGGCTTGTTTGGTATATCTAAATTTCTATTAGGTGGCATACCACCAATAGCGTCTCCATTATCCCAAGCTGTTTGCATAACATTTAAAACAAACTTATTAATTTTAAAAGGTGTACTTTGCATTATATTGATTGCACTATAAACTTCAGGCATATCAAAGTTTTCAAGCTCTCTCTTAAATTGTTTATTTTTTTGTTTAACCAAATCTAACTCAGGTAATTCCTTAGTCCAATATCCACCACCAACAACTGAGCTCCACATCTTAGGTTGTAAAACTGTTGGTAAGTATTCAGGGTTTAATAGCTCATTAAAGCTATTTCTATTTTTAATCCATTCTCTAGTCTTATGTGTTTGTTTGATAATCTTAGCTTTTTTATGATTGATTGTCTCAGTACCAATTTCAATTAGACCCGTAGAGATAATTAACATCTCAACTAATTTTAATCCAACGTGTAATTTCTCAGGTGTAGTCCACTCTTCCCATTTAACTACTCCACGCTTAGCACTCTCTCTTAATTTTCTTCTTTTATAAGTATAGTTCCAAGACCTTTTGTCTAAGTCTTGTTTCACAACTTCATAAAGCTCAGGATTGAGAAACTTAAAGTTCTTTAAAGCTATCTCAGTCTCAACTTTACCGCCAAGACTAATACAAGTAGCTGTTAAAGGTTTGTATTGTGTAATTGTATTGATTATGTGTTTACCCGTGATTAGGGCTAATATTTCAGGTGAGACTTCGCACATCTTAACAAAAGCAATAGGTGGTTTTCCTATAGTCTTCTTAGATGTTTCTTGTATATACTCAGCTATCGCATTGGCTAAAGGTCTGATTGTGTTAGCTACCATAACTTTACCATAGCTCGTAACAGATTCTTCCTCACGTTCAACGTGTGAGATACGCCTTTTGTTAGTTCTGTGTTTACCTAGCTCAGCCATTTCTTTTTCGTGCTTTAATTGGTCTGAGTATTTAGGCATTATTTCTAGTAATGTCTGTTTACTATCCATATATTGTATAAACTCCTTTAAGTTATTGTGTTTATGTTTTAGGCTTCTACATACGGGCACTTTAGTGTAAATTGCCGTCTAGTCGCCGTCTAGTCTTTTTTAAAAAAACGCCGTTAAGTCTTGCCGTCTAGTCTTTTTAAAGTATAAAAAAAAATAAGGTCGGGAGTACCCCGCTAGGAGTACCCCCTATCCAATAGCCTAGAGTAGCCACACTCTAGCACGGGATAATAGGTCTTCAACCTATCTTCTCAGCTATATTGTAGTGAATATTATACAATATTCTGACTCACAAGGCTTGGTGCTACGCTATTTGGAATTTCTTAATCCCATTCTTCTATTTCATCATTATTTAACGCATTACATAAACTTTCCATATCGTTTGCGTTAAAGTTGATTTCTTTTATTTCTTGGTCTTCACTAACAGTTGGCATTTCATTTTGTAAATGCTTTTTTATATGTCCATAAACAATCTTTTCTTCGCCTGTTGATGAATTATATTCTGTCAGTTTATATATTCTTCTATCTGCCATTTTTACTCCTTAAATGCTTACAAGTATCACAATAACAATCATCGTGATATTCATAAACTCCATTTTTATAGTCTTTTCTTAATAGAAATACTGGCGAGATTAAACCCGCCAATATTATAACTCTTAGCTCAATAGGTGAAGACCAAAAGATTTCAAATATTTCAATCATATCTCTTCACCTTTTTTGTTAAAAGTTTTTTGAAGGTTAGGCACAAATAAAACTCCTTTGTCTTTTAAGAATTTTAACATATTCTTAAACCACTCGTCATTAGCTTTATGTTGTGTTTCAGTTAAGCCGTTATAATACTTTTTACTCCAACTCATCTGCCTATCTTCTTCTTCCTACCCATTGGAAGTTTTTGTAGTTTAGATAGATTAATTCCATTTTTAATCCACTCAACCATAACTTCTTTAAGTTTAGGATATTTGTTTTGAAAAGATTTAACAGCTTTTTTATATCCGCTACTCTCTATCTCTTCATTAATAACTTCGTTAGGAAGTATATTATCTCTTACACTTCCAACAAATTTAAAGGTTTTCATAGATTAATACCTATGTTGTTTTAAAGTTATATGACAATGAACATCACAATTAGCATCGTGGCTATCTGCAATCTGTTCAACCATATCTATAAACGCTTTGCTATTCATTCCATCAGTAGAGACAAAATTAGCTTTTTCAACTAAAGGTGCATTTTTAGACGCTTTAGCTGTTGCTCTATTTGATAGACCTTTAACATCTATCTTATAACTATCAATATAAATTGACATAGTTTACACTCCTTTTTTAGTTTGTTTAAAGAAATAGAGCCAAGCTATCAACTCAGCTCTATTTCCCGTTTATTTAAAATGGCAACAAACCCCATAGCTTTTGTGCATAGATAAAAGTATAGGTTGCAACCACTTTTCCTTTATATACTAACCAAGACATATTTACTCCTTATGTTGTATTAGTTTTTTTTTGGTTTGTTGTTGTAAAGCGGTATCGTGTAGCCGTTCATTATTCTGATACTTATTACACGCTTTCGTTTTATAGCACTACCGCTTTTTATGGAGTAGGCGAGTTTCCCCGCCTAGCTCCGATAAGCTCAGCTCAGCTTATTTTTTGAAGACTTTTCTTTTGTAGTCTTGCCACTTCCTTTCGCCGTCTAGTCTGACACGCTCAGCTTTTAAAATACTCAGCTTGTCCTTCTCATTAACGCCTTCAGGACATTGGCAAGGCATACCTGAATTATCAAACCACCGACAATCTTCCGTAAGTGTAAAAGTTGAAACACCAATTTTAAAAGTTTTTAAATAACCTTTGTAGTTAGTGCCGTCCTTTTCAACTAGAGAACTTTTGCCGTTTAGTCCGCCATATATCCTAGCAATATAAACAAAGTCTTCCGAGTTTATATTAGGATAATACTTGTTTGTCTCAGGTATTATATTTAACTCGTATTTGTTTTTCAACTCCTATTAGTTAAATTGTTTGTTTGTTTGACTTACTTTTATATAAGTCTCAAAGCGGTCAATTTCTTAACCGCTTCGGGTCTTATATTTGTTTATTTTTTCTTTTTGTAGTGAACGCCTTTTATATCATCTTCAACTAATTTAATAAGACGCTCTAAGGCTTTGGCTATTCGTTCAAGTGTTTTATTGTCCATTAACAGCCAACCTTTCAGCAAAACGCTCATTTCTAAACTTTTGCTCTTTTGCTTCCTCTTCAGCTTTCCACTTTTCAAAATATTTAGCTTTTAACTGAGGCTCTAAAAGTCCCTCAGCGTTTTCAAATACTTTTTTGCTTTTGTTATATGTTGCCGTCTTCATCAACTCATTATCAACATAAAAGTTAAAAGTCCTTTTATTTCCATTGTCGTGGACTGATAACTCATTTGTTAAAAATGGATAACTATTAGAGGCTGATGTACCTATATAAACCTGATTTTTAGCTCTATCTCTAATACCCTGAGACTTAGCCATACTAGATTTATAACTATTATTATAAGTATCAACCCATATTGGATAGCTTCTCATATATGCTCCTTTTGTTTGTTTGTTTTTACTAGCTTAATTGCTAGAGACAAGTTTAAATTGTTTCGGCTCTTCAAGCCTCATCAGTCTAGCTTTGAGCTCAGGCGATAC